CCAGGCTTTAGTGCGGTGAACTGGAGGTAAACACCGATGTTGTCTGCCGGGTCGCACTGGCGTTCCTCCGACATGGTTGTGAGCCACATCAGTAATCGACCAGATTGCCTAGCGCCCAACTGTCTAGAATGCCAAACCCGTGGGTCAGCACTACTGAGCAGAACAGCGGGTAAACATCGGAGAATGTCAGATCAGCCATAGTAAGCCAGAACAAGGAAAGGTCCTCAGCTGTTACGAGGTCGGGCCAGGAAGTGCTCCCGTCCAACATCGCCTCTACCATACCTTTGTAGACAGCGAACTGCCTAACATGATAAGTAATACCTTCGAGACTATACTTGCCACCTGAACGAGCCAGATGGTAATTAGCCCTATCAACGAAAGCATCACGGAGGATATGGCAATAGCGGAACTCGTAACAGAACGAGAGGGATTTACCTGCCATGTATTCGTCATCAGTGACGGATTGGTTTGAATTCGGCCTAGAATTAAACTTAGCCAACACCTTGCCAATATACGGAAGCATGACATGCGTTTCTTCGCCCCGAGTAACAGGGACGAAGTGCTTAGAAAGGAAATGCATGTTATGCAAAAGGCGACCGGTGGTCACCTTAGCGGTCATCTTGGCAAGACGGGCTACTTGCTCGTAGTGGTAGGCTGCACGCCTAACCCTGCGAGGCAGGCCGCCAATCATATCGTCACCTAGGACGCACACAATGGCATCTTTAACCTTGTACTTGGTCACCCAAGCCTTGAAGATTGTCAGGTTCCAAAAACAGTTCCTGAAAGTGGTATCCGTGGCACCCGTAGCAAGTTGATTCTCAGCAATGGCGGACACGCCATACTTCGTATTGTATACCGAGAACTTGTTAGAGTGTCTATGCAAACGGAGGAACCACCTGGGACAACCCAGTTGCCTCATAAGCATAATCTCCAACTCGATGACATCTTTAACTTGTGTCTTATCATTCGAGGAGAAATCAGCCTCTATGAACGACTTGCATGGTCTCTTGGTCATAAAGGTCACAATCTCAGGAGTGTGCTGCTTGTAAGCCAGCAAGAAATCGAAATCCTTGCTCTTGCCTTCGGTGCTCTTAAACCGTTCCATCAACACCTTAAATATGGGGCCACTGATCATATTGTAATAATCAGTGCCCTTGAAGATGACTCTGGGAGCTACCGTTTCGTGAGGCTTAACAAGAGCTTCTACCTTGGTGAAGAGCTCTTTGGATGAGTATTCTGGGAGCCTCTCCAGGCCCTGGTTATTGTACGCTGTGCGCATTCTTGTCTGTTTTTCGGTATCAAACTGCCCGAGCCAGTCATTAAACATATCCACGTCCCAATCAAAAACGGACATGGGCGTGGGACAGATCTCGTGTATTAGCCGACGAGCGGCTCCTCGGATGCTACGGTCAACTCTATCGGTGGTGCGAAAGTTGACACGCTTATTGAAAGCACTGAGGAAATCAGCCCTACTCGTAGTGGTCAAGTAAGGCATCTTATCTGCGATGACTGGGCCTAGGTAACCTTGAATACCATTGCCAATCGACTCGCCTCTAGCGAGGGCATGGCCATCAGTGACTCTAGCCTTAACGGCAATTTGAAACCTCTTTTGAGGTTGAGTCTTGAACCCCTGTGCCCCCCTAGAAGCTCGAGAGCCGATGGTCGAGGCCATCTGTGGCGGGGGGTTGCTTTAGCT